AACTATGGCCCTATTTTTGATTCTTTCCTTCAGGACAGCGCAAACTTAATCAGCGGTATTCATACCCAATTGAGCTATACTGCACTTCAGGTTGAATCTACAGGTAAATATCTCTCTACCTCTACCAATAATGGTGCAGGTATCAAGGATTTGCTTTTTGACTTCCAGGTTCCTGCCGTAAACAAGAAGAAAGCTGGAGGTTGGGGTACTGTCGGAACTAAGTACGCATGGAGTAGCACATCTGCTTACCCTATCGGCGACCTGCTGGATATGGTAAAATTCGCGGACGACTACCACACAATGAACACTTCTCGTGCGGTGATCCGTATGAATAAAACTACTTGGAATCTTCTGAGAAACCACGCAACCACAAAGGCTGCTGTTGCTCTTCAGGTTACAGGTGGTGGTGTTTTGGAAGCCAATATTCCGAAGTACATGGTTACTGATACTCAGGTTCAGTCATTCCTTACATCTCTTGGACTTCCTCCGATTGAAGTAGTAGCATGGTCTGGTATCCATCAGGCTTTGAATATCGCTACTCAGCAGATTGAGAAACAAGCATTGATCGCATTTGCAGACAATACCGTTGTGCTTCGTCCTTCTGGTGAAGTGGGTAAAGTACAGTGGCAAGCTCCTACAACCATGTTCGCAACTTCAGCCAATCCAATGTACGTAACTGATAATGGAATGATCGGAGTTCAGCAGGAAGTATTCAGCCAAAGAAAAGCAATGCAATTTACAGCCGAGTTTACTGGTATTCCCGTTCCTTACGATGTAAGTTCAATGTTGTATCTTGATATTTCTCAAGCTGCATCCTAATAATTCTACTGCATCCTAATCATCCCAATAATAAGGCATGAAAGTAAGTGTTGAAATAATCGGAGACGGAACCGTAAAAGGTGCTGGGTTGTACTCTATGGGAGACGAGGTAACGCTAAATGCAATATCTTCTGCCGGGGTTGACTTCAGTTACTTTTTGGTAGGCGAAGAGAAGATTACAGATAATCCTTACATTTTTGATGCTTTAGATGATAACGATCTTTCCCTTAAAGCTGTTTTCATCGTTACCCTAGAAGGGTATCTAAAGGCGAGCGTCGGGTTTGAAATCCCCGATGCCGCCTTGATGAAAATAAGGGTTGATAGAAACCTTACTTTTGGGCAAGAAGTTTCATTGCTATCCACCAAGATCAAACAACTGTCTTATGCCGATTGTCTGATGTGGGCTGTAAATTACCCATCTACAATACAAGGAGCAAAGGATAGCGATAATGGCTGGTCGCATCAGGGATCGAGTGGCACACTGAGTATAACCGATAAAAGGCTCATGAGACAACAAGCTACCATCATATATAAAAGATGGGGTGAATATCTTGAGCCTACTGTTAAGTTGATTACGTTGAACGGATCAAAAGCAGATGCAAGTGCAAGATACTAATCCGCAATTTCCGCATTGGGTGAAAATCACGAGAGTGAAGGTCAATACCAATGTAAATCCTCCAACATCAACGTCGCAGCTTATATATGAAGGTAAATGCAGAAATTATCCTTCACGTTCTGGTGGTACTGGAATGACAGAGGGGGTTTTTGTTTCTGATTATACTATTTCCATTCCATTTAACGAGATTAGGTTTGAGTCGGGAGATTCAACTGAAATCACAGATAGATCAAGAACTTTTACCGGAACAATTGTGAACAGCTATAACGGTAATTTGGGGTGCACAATCTGGCACAATAAAGTAAACAATTAAGCGATATGTGGACAGTCTTAGAACAATATGGATTCATCAGGGCGTTTGCTGATTTCAATTCCGAAAAATTGAGGATGGCGGCATTTTGGGGGATCATATTTAACCTACTAATTATGCTAACTGGTATGTTTAATTACTGGGCGAATGAAATTCTTGGGATAAGTCCCGCTGTTGCCTTAATGATTTTTATCATAATGCTCTTTGACTTAGTGACTGGGGTTACTGCATCCATCAATGAAGGGGAGCAGATAACTTCAAAGAAAGGAACAAGATGGATTATTAAGTTCGGAAGTTATGCCACATTTCTATATGTTCTTGATTCCTTGATAGATGAAACTGCATTGTATAATTTCAGTTGGCTTGTGTATCCGATGACCGTTATTAAGCTTTTTATAATTTTCACGATATGTTTCATGGAGCTAAAGTCGATAGATGAGAATTTTGAAAGGATGGGAATGTCTTTTCGGATATTCAAATTCCTTGATCCGTTCTATATTTTATTTAAGGATGCGGTTAAGAAGAAAACGGATATTGATTTAGATGAGCATGATAAGTAACGAGCAAGTTTTGACTAGCGGGATGGCGAAAGTCAGAGATATTGCAAATGACGCAATCATCGAGTCGCTAAGTGAACTTGCAGAAAAAAGCATCGAACACGTTCTTATGAATACTCGGCTGTGGCATCACAGAACTTTTAACTTAAGCGATTCTTATGGGTATGCAATTTACCGCAATGGATCAATCAAGAAGAAGTGGATGAATCAGCCAAAAGCATCTCAGCCAGACACAAAAGGAGGCTCTGGAGCACAAATGGGTTCTGATTTTCTAAACTCATTTTCTTCCACGCAACCTTGGGAATTAGTGGTAGTAGCAGGAGAATTTTACGCAGAATGGTTGGATCGCGTTAAAAGTTTAGATGTTCTCACTGGGGCACTTCAATATACGCAGGAAAACTTTTTGGCAGATTTTAAACGAATGAATTAGTATGATAAACGTAAACTACGACATCGGAGCAATCGAGAATGAACTTTGGCAGGCAATGAAAACTGCCAACGTATGCTCGGTTATCTATCCGAATCGTAGGCCAACATCTGCTTCCGCAAATGCTTCTGCTTTTATCGTAGTTAAATCCGTAACAGAGATTGTAGATAAGTACGCCTTCGGAAAGAATATTTGCAGAATCGAGGTTTATACAAAAAGTCTCGGAACAACTGGGGTTAAGGATTCCGCATCGGCAACGGCATTAGCAAAGAAGGTTATGGATGCTCTCCCGGTAGTTACTCCAAAATATCAATTTACATACCTATCGAATATTTCTTTAGGTCTCGACAATACAGGCTATGACGTTGAAGCATACAATCTAAACGTTTTGATATTATAAACAACAATTTTTAACAATAAACAAAATGGCAAATTCGGCAAAATCCTCAATTATCGCAGTCGGTATTGGTAAAATCTATACCGCAACAAAAAGCACAACCCCACTAGCTGCAACATGGGTTGAATCTTTTCAGTCCATTAAGGACACATTCAAAATGACGCAGGAAACAGCTACCGTAACGGAAATTTATGTTGACCAGAGTGATCTGCCAATCTATTCCGTTTCAAAGGCTGGTAAATTATCCGCTACATTCCAGATTCCAAACACAGCAACAGCCATGTTGAATACATTCTTCAATACCGTATCGGAGACGGCTACCGTAGCTGCTCCAGTAACTGGGTCAACGTGGGGATCAAAAAGTTACGAAGCCGTTGGTATGAAGATGAGTATTAAAGATCCAAACATCATGTTCCGTGTTGACATTGGTGTTGGAGATCAGATCATGATTTTCTACAACCTTAACGTATCCAAAGCACTTATTCCTCCTACATCAACAACTGCCGGGGCAATCGAAATCACATTTGACGTACTGGCCAATCCAGATCCAGCTAAGAGCGACTTCCTTATCCTGAACGCAGTTACCGTTGGATAATATTTTCTCTCCTTTCTCTTAATCCCAAGGGTGGCTGCGATAGTGCTGCCACCCTTCTTCTTTTTTAAACAAAACAGCACACAGATGAAACAGCCCAACGCAAAAGCACAACAAGAACTCCAAAGCATCGACACTGGCGGAAAAACAGTAGTGGACATACCAAGATCAAAAGATAAAGTTAAAGTAGGATGGCTAAAGCCCTACACGACACACCGATTTTCTAAGGAATATTTAAAGGCAGAAATACCATCGGATACTACCGACAAACAACAATTAATGCTTATCTTAGGAAAGCCAAATTTAGCATACAAGTTGACGTCATACCTAATCCTGAATAACTTCTGGTCAATCAAATTTTTCCATTGGATTTACTGGCGATGGCTGGCATATTTCAAGCAGTACGATGACGATCAACTGGCTATGATTATAGTAGAAGGTAAAAAAAAAATGACTGTGGAGGGACGCTTCTTGATTATGGGATTCTCAGCACTGATACTGGAGACGATGATGAACCAGACGAAGAAGGAAGCCGAGCAGTGGCGAGTAGAAGTTATGTCGGTCTTCGGAGCGCCTTCGGAAAAGAGTACCCCTGGACTTTAGAGCCACTAAAATTGTTTTGGGGGCTTGTGGTTATCGAAGAGTACGTTTACCGCTGCGTTCTGAGTAATGCGAAGATTTCATTGATGATTTCGGATTTGCCACACGTTGAGTACAAGAAAAGTAACAGCAGGGGCTATACCAAGAAGGACTACGATGATGCAGTCAAGGCTAACGATGAAATATACCGTAAGTTTTTAGCATCAAAAGGAGAAGAAAAAGGAGAGGAAATTGATTTAACAAAATACATACAACAAGCGCAATAACATGGGACAATCACTCGGAGACCTGCATTATACTTTAGGGATAAATGATACCGACCTCGACAAACAATTGGCAGCCGCTAAAGCGAAAATATCCGCAGCGTTGGGAGGAGTTGGCGGGTCGGCAGGATCGGCCTCTTCGATTCGATTGACTGGCGAGGCAACTGCCGCAAATGTTAGGTACGCTTCCGAGTTACAAAAGACAGCGACAGCAAATCTTTCCATAGCCAAAGCAGAGGCAGTAAAAGCTGCCGCAATGAGCAAATCAGCATTGGCAGCACAACAACTTCTAAATGCAGAAGCTCAACACGCAGGGATACTTCAGCGTCAGTCATTAGCAGCCGACCGTGCTGCCAATTCCCAAAAGCGCATGGCAGAGCAGTCTGCCTTCGCCAATAAAACCTTCCTGTCCCAAGGCATCATCGCCTCTCAACTTTCAACTATCCTCGGCACAACTTTCTCAATCTACGCAGTTGGTGCTTTCATTAAAAAGCTCGCAGAAGTCCGTGGGGAATTTGAATTACAGTCAGTAGCCCTGCGTGCAATCACGCGCGATAAAGAGGCTGCCGACAAAATATTTTCTCAGGTCAAAACCTTAGCAGTCCAGTCTCCCTTCACCTTTGCGGAATTGCTCCGTGATACTAAACAGTTGGCGGCATTTTCGGTTGAAACAGATAAACTTTTCGGAACACTGACAAGATTGGCCGATGTGTCTGCGGGTCTTGGTGTGGATATGAACCGAATCATTCTGGCTTACGGTCAAGTAAAGGCGGCAACCGTATTGCGCGGACAGGAATTGCGCCAGTTCACGGAAGCAGGCATTCCGATAATCGACATGCTGGCAAATAAGTTTACAAAACTTGAAGGCACGGTAGTATCTGCTGGTGATGTATTTAAGCGTATTTCAGAGAAGATGGTCTCGTTTAAAATGGTTGATGAGATATTTACCGAGTTGACGAGTAGTGGCGGAATGTTTTTCGAGATGCAGAAAAAGCAATCCGAAACACTTGCAGGAAAACTGGCCAACCTGAAAGATGCCTACATGATCATGTTAAATGCGATGGGATCAGGTGGAGCAGAGGGGGTTTTGAAAGGTGGAGCGGATTTTCTTTACACGTTGATGACTAATTGGAGTAAGATTGCGGATATTATTAAAGTAGTCATTGCGTCTTACGGAGCATATAAGGCGGTAGTTTTGACGACAAATTTGATTGAAAAAATATCGCTGGAAACGAGAATAGCAGCTATTGGTGTGATGCGTGAAAACATAGCCGCTAATATAACCATGACGGCAGTCCAAGTGGAAAGTGCTGCGTCTACCAACCTTTTGTCTGGAGCATTTACTAAATTAGGTACAGCAATGAAAGCTAACTGGATTGGGTTGGCTATTGCTGCCTTAGTAGGGTTAGGCATGGCACTAAAAAATGCTTACGATAACGCCCACGAACTTGAAAATGCTCTGAATAAAATTAAGGAAGAACAAAAAGGGTCGGCAGATGCTCAGATCATCCATTTAGAAATGCTTACTGATAGACTGAAGGGGGTTAATCAGGGTTCTTTAGAGAGAGTACAAATAATAAACGAACTCAATAATATTGCATCCCCATACTTAAAAAATCTCCTCACGGAAAAGATGTCCTATGAAGAGATTACCAAGGCTTTATCGGGGACAACGGATGCTATCTACGAAAATGCAAAAGCTAAGGCATATCAAAATGCCTCCACAAAAGTCACAGAAAACCTATCGTCAGGAATATCCAATGCAGAATCGCAGATTAGAAGTGCATTGGAAGTAATAGGCGTTAAGGGAGAGTTATCGGCTAAGATTATCGGA